GAGGCATAGTGAAGACTAAACTGTAATTCGTTTATCTCTTTTGACATAACATTTACCAATTTATTTAGTTAATAAGGTGCCGACTCACAGACTTGATGTGAACGTGATAACGAGGGTAATTGCTCTGTGGTCGGCATATACGAAAAAAGTCGCACTAGACGACTTATTGAAATAGATGGCTGGTTTAGTTCAGCCAGACCGTTACGCGCTACCATAACCTTATAGCAAGGAATTCAGTTATTCGGAATAACCGAACGTGTGAACTATCCGGAAATTCCGGATAGTTGAACCTGTAAGAATTACTTACAAGTTAGCGCTTTTATTTCTTGTTCGGTTTGCTCAAACCGCTCTCTCTCAAGCTCCACACCTAAAACCTTTCGATTAAGCTTTAGTGCTGCTTTCAGTGTTGCACCTGACCCCATAAAAAAATCAGCAACCAGATCCCCTTCACGACTACTTGAGCGAATAATGTGTTCCATCATGGACGATGGTTTCTCACAAGGGTGTTTACCGGGATAATACTGAACAGGTGGATAATCCCACACATCGGTGTAAGGCACATCTGCAGTTACAAAGAATGGTCGCCTTAATAAACCATATTCTTTTATTAATTCTTGATAGTCTTTTTGTAATGTAACCTGCTCGCGCTCTAATTCGGTAAACTGGCGGGATAACGGTGATAGTTTTTCTTGTTTATCAGCAATGTGTGTAAACAGTGTTTGTAACTTTTTATAGTCTTCCTCGCTAGGTAATTGCCACTGACTATTGTTGAACCAATGACTGCACATTTGCTTACCTGTTGCTTGGTCTATTTCTTTTGCACTCACCTGCAGTGCTAAACGAGCATTTCTAAAATAATCAATCAATGGCTTGAATACATTTTGTTTTAGCTCTTTACATTTTAACGAAAACTCAGAACCTTTAGCTGTGACTGGTTTTTGGTAATGTTCAGCAAAAAGTACTCGTTCTGTTGAAGGAAAAAAGGCGCGCAGGCTTTCCTTATTTTGTTTTTTCCATGGCCCAGATGGTTTAGCCCAAATGATATGACTTAATACATTAAATCGCCCGCGAACAAGCAATTCAGTATCTGACGCCAATTTAGAACCACAGAATAAATACAAACTGCCATTGGGTTTTAATACTCGCCAGAATTCAGCTAATACTTCATCGAGCCAAGACAGATACGACTCAACATTATCCCACTGATTATCCCATGCGCACGACTTCACTCTGAAATACGGTGGATCCGTGGCGATTAAATCAATACTGTTATCAGGTAGTGTTTTTAATACAGATAGTGCGTCGTCATTAAATAGTTGCATCAGAAGTCCTTTTCTACGCAATAAAAAAGCCGATGACGGTTAAACCACCAGCTTTATAAATTCTTTATATTTTTTAGGCTGTACGCATATAGCTATTTCCTTGCTTTGCGACAAACCCTGCTATTTCAAACTGAGTTAATAAAAACTCACAATTTTCATTACTTAGCCCAGTTTGATTTGAAATTGCTTGTACTGTTTGCCAATCATTTTTTGAGATTGTTTCAAGTACACAACTTGCCTGTGTTGTCATATCACACTGTTTTAACATGATATTTTATGCCTTTGGTTAGTTATTGTGCATAACTACACATGTAACTCTGACCAAAGAGAACAGCAAGTCTTATCTACTAATTGCCAATAAAAAACCCCGCAAAGGCGAGGTTATAAACAATTTTGGCAACATACCAAATTAGACTTAAATATCGCCTATTTTGTTGACTTTTGCAAGTTGTCGTTATTATTTTTATTGATCAACTCGATTCTAACTCGCCTCATTGAAAGTAATGCCAATTTATCTAATTCATAACACACATAAAGTAGATAATCCCAATATACTTGATAGTTTTTACTCCAATTATCACGCTTAACACCCACCAAGCGAGCCAGCTCTGTTTGTGAATAATTACGCCTAGTGCAAGCCTGAACCGATAACCAGACTAATGATCTTAGTCGTTCTTTAACTTTTTTAGTTATCTTTTTACCTTTATGCTGTTTTTCAAATTCAGACCACACATGAACACTGATATTAACTTGATGCTCAAATTTCAAACTATATCCATAACAATACATTATCCATGAGTGTTGCTCTTCACTTAATGCATTGATAGCCCTACGCCATGAGCATAATAAAAAATCCACAGGCTCTATCATCGGCTTTGGTGTTCGACGACAGCGAGTTTCTAATACATAGATTGGATCGGTATCACGACAAACAAAACGACCATTTAATTTTAAATCTCGTATTCTAACTCTTGGTGTTGCTCTCGTGTCTGTTAACCCAAAATCTTCAAATGCTTCTAACTGACCTTTTGTTGAAGCCCTTAAGTTTGATGTAGCTATCGATGCCATATCACTTAAATATTTCAAGTCATGCGCATAAATTGGCATATTTCCTCCACTCGTGCCGTACACACGTTAAATAAATGCACCGATACCTAAAGAACGGTTTAAAAAATGAAATAACAATTCGAGTTGATTGCCGTGAGTCGCTTCCCATTGTTTTGGGTCTCGATGTAACTCATCATGGTGAATGCGGCATAATGGAATAGTGAATAGGTCATGAGCTTTAGTACCCATGCCTCCCATACCATGACCGATGATGTGATGCGGATCATCAGCCTGTTGCCCACACACGCAACACGGTTGAGTTTTTACCCATTGCAACCATTGGGTATTTTCCCAACGTTGCATTTTAGGTTTCAGCAGAAATGAGGCTGGTGGCTCCGGATCGACAGCAACTTTAATAACCGGTTTTATCGCCTCTAAACGCCCGCTCATTGCAGATAATGCTGACATTTCATTTGGAACAATGTCAGCCTCAGGAAATCCGCCGTGCACTCTGCGTTCTTTGGGTTTATCAGGCCAGTCCAACACTCTCCGCAATATGGCATCAGGTAATTCATCGATAACGTTATGCATAACAGCAAAGGTGAAAAAATCAGGTATCGTCAGCTGGTGGCCATCATCTAATCTCAAACGAAAACGAATAGTATCTAACATCCAATCAATACGATTTTTATGAGCCAACTCAGCAACCCACCCTGCTGATGAGTTTCGAATATGATTATCGTGATACCAACAAGTGCGGATCACACCCGCTTCATGAAATGTGGTCACCAATTCATGATGATGATAGTTATCTGCATCGTTATTAATCTGACAACAATGAATATGATGAGCGACCCACGTATCCATTGGTGCCACTTTATCTATGGTGTGGATCACCTTTTTGCTATTGAGAAATTGAACAATGTGCTGATTATTTAAAATCGGCTGTTCATCACCGGTTAATGCGCCTGAGGGCAACACATCTAAACTCTGTGGTACATCACTGATGATCACACGCTGATGGTTTCTAAATTGCTCAAGCAACTCAGCACCAGGTTTCAACAACACAACCCCCAATTCTTTTTGAATATACGGCGTTAATAGTAACTTCATGCGCTCACCTGTTTATTCAACATCACCATACGGATCAACTCATCCGTTTTACTCTCAAAGAAATGCGGTTGGGTTTCACGAGGATTATTAGGGCTCGTCATATTCTTCCCAAACTGACAACCTCTAGCCGTAACAGACCAAAACTCTTTCGTTTTGCTAGCAGTTTTCGTGCTTGGGCGTGATAGACGTTCAACAATGCCTAGTTCGGCTAATCGCTTATAGGCTTGCTGTGCTGAAATGGGTAAATTGTGTTTTTTAATCAGTGTTGATAAAGCCACAGTAGGACGACTGGAGCCATCCATAGATCCACTTGGCGCATCAATCGCATAAACAGGGGCTAACTCAGGTAACCCCGCCATTGCTTGTAACTTTTGATAAGCCCCTAATTTTGATGAATTCGAGAAGTTTAAACTTTTAGACATCGATTCCAGTAGTATCACGCCCGCTTGAACCTTATCACTGAGTTTCTCCTGGTGCTGTTGTGACACTAAAGCATCAAAGGTACGGATCACTTTTAAATGAAAAGAAGCGCTGATCCACATTGCATAGGCATACACTAATTCTTTGCAAACATACGTCCCTTGGTTATATCCACCAGCGACAGTGGCAATAGGCGCTCCTGTGATCTCAGGAGCGGTCGAAATTTCATCAATCAACTCTTTCGTTTGAGCCAATGAACTCCAGTTCGATGGTTGGTGTCGTTTTTCGCCACCTGACACTCGATGTAAATCATTTAAGCAATAGCGACCGGCTATATCTCTACGAACCTGAAAACCATCAATAACAATTAATCCATTCATGCTATTTCTCTCCACGTTTTATTCGTGACCGTACATCACGTTATTAAATGAGCGGATAGTGATTTCTAACTTTCCACCCTTTACGACTTCCATTAACATCACATCCATATGCTTTACCTGCTGATCATCTTCCCAAATACCCGCATGTGTTAATGCATCAAATGGGGCCTTTAAAAAGTTATCAATATCCCTGCGCTGTTTTGTTGGTGGGTATAAACGAACTAGGACAGAGACATTTTCTTTAATAGCTTTAGGTTTTCGTTTTAGTTGCTCATAGACAGAGGCGATCGTGTTAATTCGAAACTTACGCCCTTTTTCACTAATCAGCGTTCTCCCCTTAATGTTTCGCCAATACGAGTTAACGCTTGGTGGAAATGGCAATGTGAGCATAAGTTCAGGCATAAGTCCCCCACACTCCAATTAGCAATGTCACTACAAACCAAAACCCAACGAACAGAATATATTTAGTTAGCATTAGTGATTACCTCTTACTGTTCTGACTAATGAGTCATAAGGCTCTGTTGGCAATTTACCCATGAGATCAAAATTAGAGGTGGCATGTTTTACCCATTTGATTGTGGGTAATGCGCGCTTTTTGGCCTTTTGTTTTTGCAGGTAGGTCGATTCACCTAGTTTGCGCTCTTCAATTATCGCTTGGTAAATGTGCTCTGCCTCATTGGTCACAATGTAACGTACAGGGCGATCTTCATTGCCTACTCGTACTAATGCACCTAATCCATTCAGGTATGACAATGCTCTCGATGAGCTAGATAGAGCTATGCCTAAATCACGACTCACAATATGGCGATCAATCTTGTCACCCTCTTTATATTGGTTCAGTATTTGCTCTGTCGTTTTCATGCAACACCTCTCGATGCCAGCCACTTCATTTGCTCAATAAATGCCTTACCACGCTGTTCTAATTCTTCTCTACTAATGTAATCAAATGCTTTACCAGCCCATGTTTTATCAAATACGACAATTGCCCCGGCAAACATTGCACCTGATGGTTTTTGTTTTTCATCAGCTGGAATAAACCACTTCGGAACGTCAAAACCTATACGCCCACGGATAAAACAGATGTGATCTGCATTTTCTGGCCACCAACTTTCACTTGTTGCCGCTTTTAATAAAAAAACATACCGACCGTATTGTTCACGCATAGCTAATGCATGACTCATGATGTGACCAACACCTGTTAAAGGTTGACCTTCGTGATATGAACTACGCGAGTAAGGAGGGTTACCAAAGGCAACACCGCCGATTTCTTTTAGCTTCGCTGACCAATCTTGCGTGAGCGCGTTATCTTCAGCTGTGTAGAAATAAGGTGCTTTACTGTTTTCACCGTCAGTGAATAGATCTAGTGTGAATGGACCATAAATTGAATTGATGCCATATACGAGGTTTTCGGGTGATTGCCACTGATCCCCTATTTCATTTAATTTATGAGCAGGTTGGTTTTTTAACTCCTGTAATTTCAGTGCGTAATCAATCATTACTGAGCCTCCAGAGACATTTCTGTCGCTTGCTTCCAAATACTGTTCCATGCTTGGCGACCAGAAAACTCACTCATACGGCGAATGCCTGTCTTACCCGCTAGTTCAAGCGCAATTTCTTCAATGCGGTTTTTAGGTTTAGACCGAGAGCCAATCAAGCGGGAAAAGGCACTATCACGTTCAACGGTGTCAACTTGAACCTTTAGCTCATCCTTTGGCTTTTGACTACGAACGAATAGTTCATCAAAGTGTTTACGTAACTTACGAGGACTTAAAATGTTTTGGTACCAGAATGAATCTTTGTTGGCCCAATCGAACAAGGCACAAATTTGCTCATGGGTACGCCCATCGATTTGACGCATCAAACGAATATCGTTCGCCCAGTCATACCAAGTAGGCTCTAACGCGGACGGATTCAGTTTTTTAACACGACCAAACATCCATTTCGCCGTTTTTAAATCATCTTCATCCCCCCATTTCTGCCCATTAGCGCTGTAAATCACTGCTTCAGGATAACGAGTTAAAAAATCATTTTTCGACTGGTCGCTGGATTCGTCAGAATTCTGCGACGAATGATCTGTTTCTGTTGTACTCTCTGAAGTAATCTCTGTTGTATTCTCTGTAAGAACAGGCCATTTTGACCCGTTCAGAACAGCGCATTTTGCACTGTTTGATGGTTTCAATTTGCGCTTATCGATAAGGTCATTTTGAACTGTTCGATCAGATGAATTATCACCATTCGATTGGGTCATATTGACCTCATCGGTCAGCAAGTGGTGATCGTAGTTAATCGCATAATAATTAGTGCGGTCATGGTTCGATTTATTGATTTGCTCGATGCGTAAAACACCCTGCTTTTTCAAATTAGTAAAAGCACGTTTAATCGTTGATTCAGAGAAAAAAGGAAATTGATTCTTCCACTCCTCAACTGTGTTATAAATCCAGCGTGAGCCGTCATATTCAACACCTGAAGTGGTTTCAGTTAGCCAATATTGAATTTGCTGTAACAGCATCGCCTCATTTAAACCAAGGCGTACCGCTAATTCAGGAATAACGACTAAAGGGCGACTTTTTAGTAATAATAAACTCATCTTGCCACCTCATTACTTAATACGTGTGTACTTCTCTTTAAAACGCTGTACAGGTTCACACTGTGGGTCGTCACAACCATCAAGCATAAAAATAACGCGCTGTTTTTCTCTGTCATAACGAACAACATGAACAACGATACCTCGGTGATTTTTATAGTAGCGATCAAGTTGGTTTGGGTTCTCATTGCTCATTGTCCCGCTCTCCACTTGAAAAATAAAAATCAGCCCATGCCTTTTTAAGAGACTGTCTATCTACCAAACATGCAGATTTCTTGTAGTTGTCTGGTTGTTCGTCAGAGACTATGATTTCTACATAGCGGAATGACTGACGACCTGAGACAGGTAAACATCGGAATTGCTTTTTAGGTACTAAATGCGCTAATCTACTCATGCTAATTTCTCTTCACACAATTGAAATTTGGCAAACCGAAGCCAGAGGCCGTACACCTTTGGCTTCACCCTTTCTGGATATAGCCATCTTTAATTTCTCTTTTGATGTAACAAAACAAACGCATTCATAAATGTGTGGATCTGCGAAATTAATCCATCCAACATCATTTTTATTTTCTGCTCTTCTTCGTTATCAATAACACCATCAGCCAAACTATTTTTCATCAGTAACGCTAAATGCCCTTGCATTTCATCAACATTGCTGCGTAATGTGAATAACTCGGTTGTGTCTAGTTCAGCTGGATTGACTCTATCCACTAACAAGCGATTGGATTCACGAGCAACAAACTCAGCAAACAAAACGGTTTTAGAAATATCTTGCATCGCTAACAACTCATTTAAATCAAATGAACGACAACCGTTTTTC